ATGATGGTGGATTTTTACTTTACAATATTCAGACCGACTCTTTTGATGTCCCTGCAATTTTTACTGTTACAAAATTTGGGACATGGAGCACTGAGGGACTAGATCAATCAGATCCTAGAGTTATAGCCACCAATAATCCGGGGCAAGCGGACAGTCATTCTATTGCCTGCGCCCATGTAAATAATAATACTGAACCTATTGGAACAATCGTAAATAATACTTTTACCGATATGGTATTCGGTAAGGTTACGACAATTACGGCCACCACAATTGCTTTTGTTGACTCTAATCCCGACACGATAACCGATAGTGGAAGTGGGTTCTTGACCGCCAATTTTGAAGATGGCGATCAAATTGAAGTGATCGGTTCAACCAGTAATGACGGGACGTTTACGATTGCTACTGTGGTGGCGGGTACCATTACGCTGATAGGTGGCGATGCGCTGACAGTCGAAGCGGCGGGAGCAACCATAACTATTATTGGAGTGAATAAGGCTTTAATTGAAAGTTCTACTACTGAATTATGGAAATTAATTGATGATACGAAAGGGATTTTTGAATATACAGGTCTTGATCCTTTTGATGGCTCGATTAGTTTTGATTTTACCATGAAGAGTGGGGGCGGTACGGTGGAGTTCAGATTCAAATGGCAAAAAAGTACGGATGGAGGTAGTTCATTTGTTGATTTAACTGATAATGTCGAGGCTTTAGTAGCTGTTGCTTCTGAGGCAGAAAGCACCACCAAACAATTCCCGCTGGCTATGGTCAAAGGCGATCAGGTCAAACCACAGATAACAAGAAACAGTGGCGGCAGTAGCATAGAAGCGAAGTATGCCTCAATTTATATAACCAATCCAAATTAATTATGGCTGATAAAAATTTATACATAAATGATTTAATCCATCGGGAAGCGACATGGACTTTTATTGAAACTGCCAATGGTAGTGAAACGAATGTTCAATTTAAGAATGGTTCTACGATAGAACATGAAGCATCAAATTTGGATGTTGTTGATGCCTATCGGACAATTAGAGCAGATTATTTAAATGCAGAAGTCCCTAAATATCTCTCTACAACCACAGAAAGAGATGCTTTAACCAATACGGAAACGGGCACAGAAATAGATAATATCACCGTAGGGCGAAATGAAATTTATGACGGTACTACATGGAAGCCGGTCAACCGCAGGAAAGTGACAACCTCGATCACGGCCAGCACTACACAGACGCAGGGGAACGGGTTATTGAGTGCGGATTTGAATATTATCGCCACGGTTGCAAATAACAATGACACTGTGACTTTGCCCACAGCGGTTCCGGGGACTGCCGTTATTATCGTCAATAAGGGAACGAAGAAAATCAAGATATTCCCGAATACCGGGGATGACCTTGGTGAAGGGGTGAATTCATCGGTGTCATTATCGGCGGGGTCATCTATTATTTTTTATTGTTACGATACAACCAACTGGGAAAGCGCGTAAATGGGAACTCATACTTTAAGATCGAATTACCACAAGAGTTACGAAACGGGAATCACCGCTTCGACTACTCAAACCCAGGGTAATGGTGTGTTGACTGCCGCTGTCAATGAGATCGCCACAGTCGCCAACGATAACGATGTGGTCACGTTGCCCGTCATAGCAGAAGGGGATGAAGTATCTGTTATCAATAACGGTGACAATGAACTGCAAATATTCCCGGCAAGTGGAGAGAACTTAGGAAATGGATTGAATGCTCCTGTTAAATTAGAATCTAACGAAGAGATGAAATTCTTTGGTATAGGTAACAATAAATCCCACATTGAAGACACCACTGAGATTTTCCATGCCGAGATGTACGATTCAGATAACGCGGTGCAATATGTAATCCATGCCTTTAATGAAGTTCATGCTTATCATAGTGCCGGTATAATTGAAGGAGATGTAGCGGGATGGACGTTTAGCGAAGGAAGTAACGGCGTACCAAGTCAGATTTCAAGTATTGCTGATGCAGGAGGAGGCGATATTACAGTCACAACTAGCACTGCTCATGGGCTGACTGTTGGGGATATCGTGAGCCACACCAACTTAGCTGATGTGAATTATTTTGGATTCTTTAAAGTTTTAACGGTTCCCACCACCACAACTTATACAGTGACCGCTATATGGGGATCAAATGGAACAGGATTCATGGATGAGCCTGCACATATTCATGTTCAAGATATTGCAGTGGGAACCTACATGATTACCTGGACGGCAAGCCTTTCGGTCGTGGGTAATGCAATAACATTGGATTTTGATTTACACGATGGAACAAGTATTATTCCAGGCTCTGGAGGACGACATAAAATAGCAAGTGCCGCGAATTTTAAAGTGATTGGGGGACAAGCAATACGAAAAGTAGTCAGTGAAGATAGAATATTTTTCTCACTTACAAATACAACCGACTCAACAAACCTGATAATCAGGGATTTTAGTCTCATTGCAATTAAATTATAAAGGAGAAATTATGACACCAGAACAGGCTTATGACATTATAGATCAATTGATTGGAACCGTTGCTGTAAATAGAGAAATAGGTAGAAAGCGGGATGAGGCATTGAAGGTTGCCAAGGAAATGATGAAATCTGAGGAAGAGAAAAAGGAAGATGAGTAATGTCCGAGCCGGTAAAGGGAGAAGCATACGATTTTCCCGTAGGGTTAGATTCTGTCCTGGGCTCAGGTTTCCAGGTGAATCCTACCATAACAGCGGGGGATTTTACGATATCGAAAGACTTCGGCGCTTTTGTAAATCTTGCCACCTTACCCGTTGTCACTCCGGTCGGTTCCACCAGCGTTAAGGTGGTTTTATCAGCCACGGAGATGACGGCGGATAAAATTCTCATATTCGCCAAAGATGCAGCGGGGAATGAGTGGGAGGAAATGCAGGCTTTTATTGATGCTCCTGCTGGTAACTCAGAGACCGTCTTGGATATTATTGAGGGTGACCACATTGAAACCAGCCAAACTCTTGTAATTAACAAAAAGGATACAACGACTCCTGTTTTGTCAAAAGTAATAACTGGTAGTTTACTCTCTGACAACGTGACGATCAGGACGATTGAGAGCTAATTATAAGTATTGAAAAATGTAGTTAATTCTGGTTATAATTGAGTTAAGCTGGTGTTAATTTGAATAGGAGTTGAGTTGATGAAAATTGTTAATCTGACCGAAAAAGATAAAGATGCAAAAAGATTTACTCCGGAGCACGCGTTGCAAGTTGTTCTGGACGAATATAAGAAGGGGATTAATATCGGCAAAAAAATCGTGATTGTTACTATGAATGATATCGATAATGCTTGTGAGGTTGAATTTTTCATGGCAGGAGTGCATGGCCAGGAAGCTGTAGCCATATTAGAAGCCGCAAAATATTTAATCCTCAAAGAAACGTTTGAATAAGGAGTAATAATTATGTCGGGTGATATTATTAAGCGAACTGTTCGTAAGCCTCGAAGGAAACCAAGAAAACCGAGGAAGTAATGGCCAGAATCGATGATGTTTTAAAGAAAATCCCAAAAAAACGTAGCCTACTTCGGATTGAACGTAAAGATCGGGAATTATCAAAATCAAAAGGGGAACGTTTCAGAAAAGTTCTTGATGCTCCAGGGAAAGGGACCATACCAAGGGCTAAAATTAAGAAAGCAATATCCGAAGTTAGAAAGCGGAGAACCAGGAAGGTGAAAAAGAGATGAAATTCTCTAAGGGATTATAAATGATTCAGTACATGGCTTTACATTGGGGCCAGGTCAAAGGGGCAAATGTCTTTGTGGTTGGCGCTGGAACCTACCGTGGCCGGGTGCGTGCGAATAGGAATTGTGTGGCCGCAATGGAAGAACAGTATTTTGTTATAAAAGTTCCAGCAGATAACCCTGAAAAAAGGGAAGTTGAAAAATGTCAGCCTTAACAAATTCAAATACACAAATTACAGGAACCTGTGCAAATGGACCCATAAAAGCCACAGGGAAAATATCGATCTCCTCAAGTAGGGCCAATGTTTCGTCCGGTATCGGAGCTTCCGGGGGTATTACGTCCAAATCCGGGCGAGGAAAAATAAAGCTTCGTTTTGTAGGAGGGAGCATTTTCTAAATGAGCCAAATTCCTTACATCACAAAGGCCGGTGACCTGCCATTTCAATTTGATTTGGACGGGAATTCTATCGCTGGTTTCATATGCACCATCAGCGTGAAAAAACGACCCACAGACACGGATCGTATTACTCCACGAGTGGTCGACCCAACCGATGACTTATGGTCTGGGTTTTTAACCACCGCCGAGATTGCAAGTATCGCCGTTGGGCGCTATGAACTCATTGCAAATATCCAAAATGCCTCGACATTGGAAGGGCAGGAGAAAATAAAACGTTTTCAAATAGAAGCAAAATGGTCTACGTAAATCACATGAGGATGAAATGAAATAATTCGCAAAAAATAAGAGCAGGCCCGGGTAGCGTCCACTACCCGAACCGACGTGGATTTCCCCACGCCGCAAACACAATCTCGAAAGATTGAATCTGCTACTCCCGTTGACGCTCGGAAGTTATCCATAGCACATCCGCGTGGGGGAGTCTACCTCGGTTAAATAATGACAACGACACTAAAAGATTTAAAGCCGGACGTGAAAAACGCCCGCAAGCATAACCCGAGAAATATCGGAATGATTGCCGATGCGTTGCGGGAAGTTGGCGTGGCCAGATCAGGAGTGGTCGACGAAGATCTAAATATTTTGGCTGGAAACGGAACTTATGAAGCACTTGCAGAAGCTGGAATTGAAAAAGTTAAAGTTGTCGAGGCCGATGGAAATGAATGGGTCGTTGTGAAGCGGAAAGGATTGACGGAAAAGCAGAAGACCAGGTTGGCTCTTTTTGATAATCGATCGAGTGAGACGGCGGAATGGGATATCGACAACCTTAAGGACTTGTTAGATGAAGACGATAAAATTTTTGATGACTTGTTTGATAAGGACGAGCTTGATGATTTGTTTGCCGACGATAATTCAGGGCCGGGTGAGTTAGAAGGCGAAGACGATGCCCCAGAGCCTCCGGAGGAACCGAAAACCAAGCTGGGGGACATGTACCAACTGGGCGATCATTTCCTACTGTGTGGCGATTCAACGGTACAAAATTCGGTCGATCGGCTGATGAATGGTCAGAAAGCTAATCTTTTAATAACAAGCCCTCCATATTGGAACCAAAGAGATTATTCACAATGGGAAAAGTTTGAACATTATATGGAGGATATGGAGTCGATTGTTGAGGCCTCAGTAATTGCTGAGAATGGAATTATTTTTTGGAATATAGGTGATGATTCATCAAACAACCAACATATAAGCGCCAAGCATTCAATAATGCTCGAGAAGTCTGGTTATATTTTTATTGATTCTATTATTTGGAAAAAGCAAGGAATGACAGGGATTAGGTGTGCTCACCAAACAACACATAATCTATATTATCCCTCATTTAGTTTTGAAACATGTCTTATTTTTCAAAGCGATAACACGAAATTCCCTGAATTTGAATCTAAGTATAGAGATCAAATACCTGTAAATAATGTTTGGGAAATAAATACAGATCAAAATAAGGAGAAAAAACATTCTGCTCCATATCCTGTAAAACTGCCGGAAACAGCAATAATTTGTTACTCAAATAACGAAAAAAATATAATTTACGACCCATTCGGCGGATCCGGGTCGACCATGATCGCCTGCGAAAAAATGAAACGCCTGTGCTACATGATGGAGATTGACCCTGCTTACTGCGATGTGATTGTCGAACGATACGGGAATTTATTTCCCGAAAAAGAAATATGCCTATTATCTGGGGCGAAGAAAGATGCCACTGGGGTTGGCTCCACCATTGGTCAGAATGGATGAATAGAATTGAAAATCAAAGGGAAAGGGTCTGCAAAAAATGCGGCGCCTATGAATTGGAGGATTTATCAGTACCGAAGAAGAAAAGAAAAAATTATATCCAAATTTAAAACACTTTAAACCTGGTCAATCAGGAAACCCGAAAGGTCGGCCCAAAGGTGCAAAGATGGGAATGAGAGCTCGCCTGAATCGGTGGTTGGAGACTAGGGGCGAGAAGACTATATTAGAAAAGTTCAAAGAAAAAAAAATAAAACTCAATGATAAAGATTATGCCGAGATTATTACTTATGCCCTGACAAGAGCAGCGGTCAAAGGAGATATTCAGGCCATCAAGATAATTTTTGAACAAACCGAGTCACCCATGCCGAAAGAAGATAATTTAACAGTCGATATGATAGTCAATATTGGAGATAAAGATGCTGGCAACCTCTGATCAGTCTATACAGAATAAAGAATTTGTATTGACAGCCAGGCAGAGTGAAGCCGTCGATATTATAAGCTCACCGGCCACCAATATATTATTTTTTGGAGGTGCCCGGTCGACAAAAACTTTTACTTTCGTTCGGTCGATCTTGTTTCGCGCCCTGGCCGTCCCAAAATCCCGCCATTTGATAGCACGTTTCCGATTCAACCATGTAAAAGCTTCGATCGTTTTCGATACTTTTCCCAAGGTCATGGATTTGTGTTTCCCCGATATTCGGTACAAATCCAATAACGTCGATTACTTTGTTAAATTCGCAAACGGATCGACCATTTGGTTTGGCGGTCTGGATGACAAGGAACGGACTGAAAAAATTCTTGGCAATGAATACGCAACCATTTTTTTGAACGAAGTTTCTCAATTATCATATTCAAGTTACCTGACCCTGGTCACACGTTTGGCGCAACAATGTTTTTATGATGTTGATGGCAAAATCAAGGAATTACGCTTGAAAATGTTTTGCGATGAGAACCCGCCTAATAAAAGTCACTGGAGTCACAAACTTTTTATAGATAAAATTGAGCCCGAAGAAAAATTGGCATTAAAGGATCCGGAAAATTATACAAGTTTCAAGATGAATCCGGTGGATAACCGGGACAATCTTTCACAAACTTATTTAAATTCGCTTGATCATCTACCTAAAAGAAAGCGCGACAGGTTTTACCTCGGACTTTTCGGTGATGACACTGAAAACGCGCTTTGGACGGATAAAATTCTCAATGACAACCGAGTCGACAATATTCCGGAAAACGTTACCATCGTGCGCACGGTGGTGGCCGTGGATCCATCCGGGGCCAGCGACAATCCGGAAGAGCACAATGATGATATCGGCATTGGTGTGATTTCATTGGGATCCGATGGAATAGCCTACGTTTTAGAGGATCTGACCTTGCATGTTGGACCGGCAGAGTGGGGGAAAGTGGTCGCCTCGGCTTATGACCGACATGAGGCCGATCGGGTTGTTGGTGAGGAAAATTTTGGTGGCGCCATGGTCCGGCACGTTGTTGAAACGGCAAAACCTTTGATATCCTACAAATCTGTGAGGGCTTCGAAGGGCAAGGCCATCAGGGCAGAACCGATCAGTGCGTTGCATGAGAACGGGAAAATAAAATTCGTTGGAAGGTTCGATGAAATGGAGGATGAATTGACATCCTTCACCACGACCGGTTACACCGGGAGCAAGTCTCCCAATAGAGCGGATTGGTTTGTATGGGGGATCTATGAATTATTCCCGGGATTGACCAAACCAAAAAAGAAAAATCGTGACCAGATTTATCGAAACATCCCCAAGGTCAAACGTTTTGGCCACACCGGAAGATAATTAAAGGGAAGAAAATGCCAGTAAAAGAACTCGATTTAGACGACATCCCATTTAAAGAAAGAGACCATGATGATCTTCAATCTCTATTGGAGGAATTCAAGCTCGATCTCCATAGGGATGGTGACGTAACCATTATTCAACGGGAACAAGCCAGTGAAGATATGCGTTATGTGTATGTCGTTGGAGGGTCATGGGAAGGTTTCTTTGACGATGAAACGTCTGATCGAGTCCGGCTTGAATTTCCGCTGATCACAAATTTTGTGACCCGCCTTCTGGGTGAGTGGAATAAAAACCGAATGGGAGTTGATTTTAAGCCCGGCGATAACCCGAAAACCACAGACAAAGATGCCAAGTTAATGAACGGGATTTTTCGCCGGGATTTTAATTCTTTCGGACGCGGAAAAAAGGCACTCGATAATGCTGTTTTAGAAGCGATCACCTGCGGTTATGGCGCATTAAAATTGGCTGAAGCTTTTGTCGATAAGTCTGACCCTGAAAATGAATTTTTGGATATAGAAATCAGGTCCATTTTTAACGCATATAATACAGTTATCTGGGATAGTGCTTCTCAGGAAATGGATAAAAGTGATGCCAGGCACGTCCATGTTTTGACGCGTTACACATTGGATTCCTTTAAAGAGAAATTCCCCGACGAAACTGTTTCCTCTGCTTACGACCCTGAAGATTTCCACCGTGGGAATAGTGGCAGTCGTTTTCACCGTTCTGAAGACGGTATCTATGTTGCCACCAGATACAATGTGACAATTGTAAAAAAGAAAGTCTTCGTATATTGGAATAGTGTAACTGAAGAAAAAGAATTATACGAGGAGGATGACCACGAAGAATTGAAAACGGAACTGAGAAAAGCCACGCATTTAAAATTTATCAGAGAACGAGTGATTGAAAAACAGGGAATTGAGAAATCCATTTTCAGTGGCGATGCAATTTTCATGGAGCCGAAATTAATCACCGGAATGAGACTTCCTATCGTTCCTCTTTATGCTCACAGGGGATATGTCGACGGTGAGGAGTGGTATCGTGGAGTTGTTCGGCCCTTGAAGGATTCGGGCCGAGTATTCAACTCATTGATGTCTCAACTCATGGAGCAGGCGGCTTCTGGAAACGCAGATATTCCAATAATGACTCCTGAGCAAATGGAAAATGAATTGTCGGCCGCACAATGGGCAAATCCCAGCGCCCAATCTTATTTGCTTTTGGACCCTGTAACCGACGGTGAAGGAAACATTATTAGTGCCGGTCCTACTGGATACCTTAAGGCTCGACAGATAGACCCGAGTTCCGGGAT